ATGATGAAACTAAGCAAGCATTCCTTGAACTATATGATAAGGTAGATGCTGATGTAGACATTGACAAAGTGGAGGAATAGTGTTATGGTTAATGCATGGAGCCTTCTATATGATGAGTATTATGGTACTATGAACAAAACTTATCCTGTTAAAAAAATGAGTGACAGCAATAGAGTAACACCTCAAGAGAGTGATGAATATGATCCTATTGTAGGATTAGGTAATACAGCATCAATGGGTGATTTTGTTAATTTTGATCTTACTGATTCAATTAATAATGTTACTATTGATACTAGTAATTTAGATTTTAATATTAATGTAGATGATTCTGTTGTTTATGCAGGAGATGCTATAGGAGATTCAGTTTATGCTGATACTTGGCCACATGCTGAAACAGTTAAATTAAATATTCCAGATGAATTTAAAGTAACACCTGGAATAGAATCAAACAATCCTAGAAAATATAAGGAAGATGAGTCTATTAAGGCACTTCAAAATTATATTTCTACAACATACAATGGACATTATACTTCTAAAGAAAATAATGTTCAAACACTTGATCTTATTGAGTCAGTAGGAGATGCAGAATCATTCTGTAGATCTAATGCCATTAAGTATCTGAGTAGGTATGATAAGAAAGGACAAGCAAAACGTGATATACTAAAAGCACTACACTATACACTCCTACTTTATCACTTTAGTGGGCAATTAAATGAAACTCCGACCCGTGGTTATGAAACTTTCTGATAATACACTATCACTTCTCAAAAACTTTTCTACAATTAATCAGTCTATTCTGTTTAAGCAGGGAAGTAAACTTCGCACTATAAGTGTGATGAAGAATATCCTTGCAGAAGCAACAGTAGAGGAGGAGTTGCCTAAAGATTTTGGTATCTATGATCTAAACCAATTCCTTAATGGATTGGGATTACATCAAAGTCCAGAATTGGACTTTGAGAATGATGGTCATGTGGTCATTAAAGAAGGTAAGATGAGATCTAAGTATTTCTTTGCTGATCCTCAAGTAATTATTACTCCACCAGATAAGGATATCACTCTTCCTACTGAGGATGTTAGTTTTGAGTTGAGCACTCAACAGTTAGATAAGTTGCTTAAAGCAGCAGGTATCTATCAACTACCAGACTTGGCAGTCATAGGTGAGGCAGGTGTAGTTAAGTTATTGGTAAGAGATAAGAAGAATGATACTTCAAATGATTTCTCTGTTATAGTTGGAGAGACTGATAAGGTATTTTCCTTTAACTTTAAGATTGAGAATATTAAGATTCTACCAGGTACTTATGAAGTGGTTGTGTCACAAAAATTACTGTCCAAATTTACCAACAAGGACTGTGATTTGCGTTATTATATAGCTCTAGAACCTGATTCTACCTTTGGATAATGAGACTTACACAAGAAGTCATTGATAAGATTGCAATAGCAATGCAGCACACCAAAATGAATGGTGAAGTTAATTGGAAAGATGGTGATGAGATTGATGTGTGTCTTGCTGGTAAATTTGCTGGTGATAAATTCATCACTATAATCAACAGGACACGTAGTAACACTACAAAACATTAAATTATGTGGTATATTATCTTCTGGACTGCTATTACTATGTTAGTATTAGTTAGGTTAGGTGCATTTAAAAAATGAATATCTTTGTGACTGACCCAGACCCTGTTGTATCAGCACAAGTATTGCCTGATAAACATGTGGTCAAGATGCCATTAGAAACATGTCAGATGCTTTCTATTGTAGCATCAGAAAAGTGGGGTAGTGGATATGGTACATTACCTAAGAAAGATGGCACACCATATGCAACTGACAAGGGTGCTTTTCGTAATCATCCTTGCACTATTTGGGCAAAAGAGACAGTAGCAAATGCAAGGTGGTTAATTAAACATGGTTTAGCATTGTGTGAAGAGTATTCTAATCGATATGCAAAAATACATTCTTG